CGAATTGTGACGCCCCATTCTGACCAGGGACTATGCACTAAGCGCCTATTTGACCAGGACTTATGCAAAAAATGGGTGTGGATAAGCATAAGTCCACCTCAGAAGCCGTTTTTGGGGGGTCAGCGGCGCGAAAGCCGTTCGGCGGCGGCCCGGGCCATCGACGGCGGGACACCCGGGCGCGAGGATGGCGCCGTGGGCATTCGGGCGCCGAGCTACATCTTCGGGTACGGGCGGGGCGGGCGGCCCGAGCTGCCCGACGATTACGACCCGGTGACGGCGCTCGATTGGCTGGCGGTCTATGCCACGTGGGGGCCACGGTGGCTCGCTGGGGGGATCAGCGGGGGCATGGCGATTGACCAGTGGCCCGATGAGGCGCAGGCGATCGCCAGTCCCGAATATGCCGACCTTGTGCCGACGCCGGGAGCGCGACAGATGACCTCGGGCGGAACGATCGTCTTAATGAACGGCGGCCAGCTCGGCTCATCGCCGGGGCCGACGCCCAAACCGCTCCCCTATTCGCTGGTGTGGCTCGGGCAACTACTCACGAATGTGAGCCAACGATTTGTAGCGGCGAAGCGACCGGGCGAGGCGAACGTGCCGTGCTTGCAGATCACGGGTGGGGCGTTCCGGGCGGCCACGGGTAACGGGGTGGCCGATCATCCCGACCCACCGACAACGGGCGTTCGGCACCTCATCATCGCCGAATTCGGGGCGGTGGCGAGCATCGACGTCGACGGGAAGCGAACGCTCGGCGGGGCGATCACCGGGGGGCCGACGATGAGCGGGTTTACTCTCGGCGGCGCCCCCGCCGATTTCAACCTCAACACGTCGGACGCCCTCATCGCCATGGTCGGGGCGCTGCCTCGCATCCTCGATGACGACGAGCGGCGGTTACTGCTGGCATGGGCGGCCCGGGATTGGGCGGTCATCCCGGCTCGATGACATTCGACCTCGACGTTCCCACCGTCGCCCCCCGTCCGGCGATGCCAGCGCCGACGCACTGCGCCCCCGACCTCGGCGGCCCGAGCGACGGGACGAAGGCGGCCACGGCGGCGAAGGTGTTGCTCGGGGTCGACCTCATGGAATGGCAACGGCTGGTGCTCGATCGAGGGTTGCAACGCGACCCGGACACGGGCATTTATCGGCACCGTACCGTCGTCGTCACCGTGCCCCGCCAGAATGGAAAGTCGGTGCTGGTGCAATCGCTGATGGCGGAGCGGGTGTTGCAACATGGCACCACCTCAGCGATGACGGCGCAATCGCTGCAGGCGGCCCGCTCGATTCTGTTCGATCCGCTGGCGTTCGCATTCGAACGGCTCTCACGGGATGACTACGGGGTGAAGGTGCGCCACGCTGCGGGGCAAGAATCGCTCACACTGCAGGAACGGGGCTCACGGGTGGTAGTGCTCTCCCCGAGCGAGAAAAGCGGACACGGGTATTCGCTCGACCTGGCCGTGGTCGACGAGGCGTGGGTGCACGGCGACCTCAGATTGGCGCAGGCGCTCGGGCCGACGCAGATCGCCCGGCCGAATCCGCAACTATGGATCGTGTCGACGGCGGGCACGGCGGCGTCGCTGTGGTTGCGCCAAATGGTCGAGGCGGGCGAGGCGGGCGAGGTGGCCTATTTCTGCTGGACGTCGCCCCCCGAGCACGACGCAGCGGACCCGGCATCGTGGGCGGAAGCAAACCCGGCCTACGGGGCGACGATCACGGAGGCGGCGCTGCGGGCGGCCTATCAGTCGATGTCCGAATCGGAATTCGTGCGGGCGCACCTCAACCGCTGGACGGCGGGGGATTCGGCGGCGGCCATCCCCCTCGACAAGTGGCTCGCGTGTCAGAACGGCGCCCTCACGGTGAGCCGGGAAGCGATGGCGTTCGGATTCGACGTGTCGGCCGATCGCAAATGGTCCGCCATCGGGGCCGCCTCGATGTCCGACGGGCGGCTAGTGGTCGAGCTGATCGACCACCGGGCGGGCACGGAATGGGTGCTGCCCCGATTGATCGAGCTGCGCGACCGGCATTCGCCCGCGGCCATCGTGGGGAACGACGCCGGGCAGGCCCGGGCCATGATCGCCGACGCGGGCCCGATGGGGCTCGACGTCGACGCGCTCGGGACGGGCCGCTACGTGTCGGCATGCCAGCGTTTCTACGATGCGGTGATCGACGGCCGGGCCGCCCACCGGGGGCAGGATGACGTGACGCAGGCGATCCGAGATTCGACCCGGCGCCCGCTGGCCGGATCGTGGGTGTGGGCGGCCGGGAGCCCCCGAGCCGACATCTCGCCGCTAGTGGCGGTGACGCTGGCCGGATCGGCGGCGGCCACGCCCCCGAGCGAGCCCCAACTAATCACGGGCTGAAAACCGCCCCCCACGATTGCGCCTACGGCCCGCAAACGGCGGCCGTGGGGGTTAGTGACCCGGAGCGACCTGGGCATTCGCTCGACTGTCACACCCTCGGATTAAGCCCGCCTCCGATGGCGCGCCTACGCCGATCGGTCCAAGTCTCTGCCGGTGCGGAGGAGCAACGCGCCCGGGACGAGGGGGTGCCCGATTCGGTCATCGGCTACCCGAGCGACACGGAATGGGACCGGCCGGTGAGCGAGGCGGAGGCGTGGTCGAGCCCGTCGGTGGCGGGGGCGCTGCAGATCATCGCCGGGGGGGCGGCGTCGGTGCCGTTGCGCCGGTTCAATGGCCGGGGCGAGGCGATCGACCCGGGGACACTGCTGGCCCATCCCGAGCCCGACGAGCAGCGGCCGTTGCCGTTCACCATCCGGCGCACGGTCGAGGCGCTGGCATTCTCGGGGCGGGCCTACTGGCGGGTGCTGCTGCGCGACTATCAGGGGCGAGCGGCGGCCGTGGTCAACCTCGACCCGTGGACGGTGTTTCCCCGGGGCGACTACGTGCCGGGGATCGGGCTGGTGATCCGAAAATTTCAGGTCGATGACATCGAGCTACCCGTGTCCGACGTGATTATGTTCGAAGGGCCGGTTAAGCGGGGGTGGTGCGTGGCGGGCGCCCGGGCGATTCGGACGTCGCTGGCGTTGGAACGGGCGGCCAAGACATACGCCGATGAGCCGATCCCACTAGTAGTGCTCAAAAACCGATCGGGCGTCGATCTGCCCACCGAAAAGGTGACGGGGATTCTGGCGAGGTGGAAGGAATCGCGCCGGAAGCACGCGACGGCATATCTGGGGGCGACGCTCGATTTGGAACAAGTGGGATTCGACGCCCGGGCCGTGCAACTGGTCGAGGGGCGCCAACAATCGGTGCTGGAAATCGCCCGATTGTCGGGGGTGCCGTCGGGCATGCTGGCGTCGGCCCCGTCGGGGACGTCGCTCACCTATCGCAACGTCGAGGGGGAAAAGCTGCAGGTGTTGCAAGCGATGCTCCCGTATCTAGTGGCGATCGAATCCCGGCTCTCGGCGGAAGATGTCACGCCCCGGGGCCAGTCGGTGCGGTTCGATCTGTCGGGCATGATGCGCCCGGACACGGCGACGGTGGCCCGCATGGTGCAATCGCTGGTCCCCCTCGACGTGCTCGACGTGGACGAGGGGCGAGCGTTTCTCGGGCTGCCATCGAGGGGCCGGGCGCCGAACCCGGCAAGTCTGCCGACCCCGGGCTCGGGGGCGGTGGCGGAGCGGGTCGACCCGGTGGGGATCACGGCCGGGGCCATGCCGACGCCGATCCGCATTCGCGCCGATCGTCCCCGGCGAGCCGACGGCCGATTCGCACCGACGCATATCACGGTGACGGCGGGGGAGCCGATCGACCCGGGCGACATCGACGGGCACGAGCTGCCCGGGATGGTGGTCCCGTGGAACGTGGCCGCCATGGTGCACGGCGTCCCCGAGCCGGTGGTGTTCGAACGGGGATCGCTCACGGCCGACGCATCGGTGCGGCTGGTGTTGCACCATGACATTCGGCAAGCCGTCGGGCGCCCGGTGGAATGGGCCGACGGCGAGGATGGGTTGCGGGCGGTGTTCGCCATGGGGCGATCGGCACGCGCAGCGGATGCCCGATCCGATGCCCTCGACGGCATCCTCGACGGGTTCTCGGTGGGGGCCAACGTGACCGACGGCTACCGGGCCGACGGGGCGTTGCATATCACGGCCGCCCGGCTGGTTGAGGTTTCGCTTGTGACATTGCCCGCATTCACTGCCGCCCGTGTGGGGGCGGCCCGACCGACAGAAGGTGCCACGCCATGACGACCAAATCGCTGCTACCCGAGACCATCGAGGCCGACGCCCCGCCCGCCACGCTCACGGCGGAGGATGCCCCCCGCCCGACGGCGACGCTCGGGTCGCTGTTCGCCGATGCCCCCACGGCCCCTCAGGGCGGCCAAACGCCCCCACCGGGCCAGGCGCCCCCACCGGGCCAGGGAGCCCCACAGGGGCAGAATCCGGGCGGCGTGGCGCCCGTAGCGGGGCAGGCCCCCCCGGCCGGTGGCGATCCGGCCGGGGGCGATGGGCAGGGCCAGCCGGGGGGTGCGGCCGACACGGGCTCTCCGGCTGCCCCTGTCCATTTGGGCGACCTCCTGGCGGCCATGGGCGTTGCGCCCGGGAGCCGGATCACCGTCGGCCGCGAGGCGTCCCCCTACGCCGACGGCGAGCACGGGTTGTTCACCGACCTCCGGGCGGCCGCCTATGGCGACACTGAAGCTCGGGAACGGACACTGAAATTCACGGCGCAGCTCGGCGACTACATCGCGGAGGTGCGGGCGGCCCCGCCGAACACGACGGTCACGTCGCCGGAAATCATCCCCCCCAAATGGGGCGGCGAATGGGCCGTCGATGAAATTGAGCGGATGCGCCCGGTGGTGTCGACATTCGCGTCGGCGGGGATCACCGATCCGCGTCCGTTCCCGGTGCCGGGGTTCGATTCGACGGTGCCGCCCGAGCTGGTGGACGAACACACCGAAGGCGAGAACCCGGACGCAGGCGAGGTGAAGTTTTTGCAAATCCCGGTGGCGCCGAAGCCGTATTCCGGCAAGGCGCAGGTATCCCGGGAGCTGCTTGATTCGTCGCCCCAACTAGCGGACCGGATGATTTCCCGGGCGCTGCGCAATTCGTGGTCACGGGTCACGGAGCGAGCAGCGGCGACGGCGATTCTGGCCGGGGCCACGACCGGCCCGAATGGTGGCGCCACGGCCCCGTTGCTGGAAGCAGCATTGCGGGCGGCCATCGGGAGAATGCCGACGACGCGGTTCGGCACGGCTCGGCGCTTGCTGGTCCCGGCCGGGCCGTATGGGGCGCTGGTGTCGGCCGACCTCACCGACGGGCGCCCGCTGGTGCCATTCGTCGGGTACGACCCGACCCGATCGTCGTCGGTGGCGTTCTCCGCTTACGGCTCGATGGCCGTGGCCGGGGTGCCCCTCGACCCGGCGTGGGCACTGGCGGGGCAGGCGCTAGTGGCGGCGGGCACCGATGACGCCATGACGTTTGAATCGAATCTGCTGGAATTCCGGTTCTCGGAGGTGAACGGCCCCGCCCTGATTGATTTCGCCGTGTTCGGCTATTTCGGGGCGGCCGTGTTGCAACCGCTCGGGGTGGTCAAGATCGCCACGACGGCAACCGGCCCGGCCGTCGAGGATGCGCCGGGCAACGGCAATGGCAACGGGAACGGCGGCGCCGAGCGGCGAGGGGGCAAGTAGGCGCCCATGAGCGACGTCGGCGCCCCCGTGGCTGGTGTGGCCCCCCCCGCCAATCCGGCGGGGGCGCCGACGCCGATCCCCGTCGACAAGCTACGGCAGGCCCTCAGCGGGGCCACCGGGCAGACCGACGAGCAGCTCGCCGAATACATCGACATCGCGCTCGGGCATATCGTCCCGAATCTCGCGCTCGAGTACCGACCGGACGAAGCGGGGGACTATCCACCGTGGCCCGCCGATCTGACCGACGGGTGCCTACTGGCGGCCATGCTCACGGCTCGCAACCGGGAAGCGCCGTCGGCGGCCACAACGGAAGGCGGCTACGCATCGGTGGCGCAGTACGGCGTGCCGACCCCCTCGGTGCCCCCGGTGGCGTGGGACCCCCGGGTGCGCCATCGGTTGCTGCGGTTCATGGACCCGGGGGGCATGGTCGGATGACGGTCGGGATCGAGCTGGTGCCCGAAGCTCGCCTATCGCTGCAGCGCGAACGGCTGGCCCGGGCGCTCGACCACGAACCCGGCGCAGCGGAGCCCGACATTTCGGTCGCTGCGCAGGCGGGCAAGTGGGCATCGCTGCCCGCCATGGTGCTCCGCCCGGGTAATCCGTGGATCACACCGGACGACGGGCCATCGCTGGCCCGGGTCCACGTCGACGTCGAGCTATTCGTGTCGCAAGCCGATGTCGAAACGGTGACGTCGAATCTGGAAGTGCTGGCCGAAACCGTGTTCGAACGGTTGCCGAAATCGTGGCGGTTCGATTACGGCGGCGTGCCGTCGTTTCTGGCCGTCGGGGAAACGGCCGTGCTGCAGTGCGCCCTCACCGTGTCCCATCCCTATTCGCTCACCGTTTGAAAGGTGCCACCATGGCCGACACTGTTGTCCTACTCCCAAAGCAATTCACCATCACCATCGGGGGCGTCGAAACGACGGCGCAAATTTCGGAAGCGACGTTCGCATTCGACACGCAAACTGCCACCGTCCGAACGCTGGTCGGTGAAACCGACCTTGCAACCGGCGAGAAAACAACGCTCACCCTCGCCGGATACCAAGATTGGCAGAATGCCCCGGCCGAATCGATCTGCTGGACGTTGTGGGAGAACAACGGCAAGACGGCCGATTTCAAAATCGACGCCGAAACGGAAGATGGCACGACGGTCAAGGCGTCGGGAAGTTTTCAGGCTCGGCGGCCACCGTTCGGCCCGACGGCCGACGATGCGGCCCGGTTCTCGCTCGATATGCCGGTGTTGGGGACGCCAGTTATCGCCCGAGTGGCCGGGGCGCCCATGGGGGACTGATGGCGAACGACGCCCTCACCGTGCAAGTGCTCGGGGCGCCCGAGCTGCGGCGGGCGCTCCGGGGGATGCGGGACGAGCTGCGCGACCTGTCCCGGTTGCACAAGACCGTCGCCGAAATCGTGCGGGCGCAGATGGCGAACATGGCCCCCCGGGATTCGGGCCAGCTCGCCGCCTCGCTGCGGGCGTCGGGCACGCGCAAATCGGCGACGGTCAAGTCGACGCTGATCTATGCGCCGGTGCAGCACTACGGGTGGGCGGCCCACGGGATTTCGCCGACACTGTTCGGCGATCGAGCCCGGGAGGCGTCGCTAGGCGCCGTCGATGCGGCCTACCGATCGGGGATTGACGACATCATTCACCGGATCGACCACCGATGACGACCTCCGACACGCTGAAACGGCTCGGGGTCACGCTCGGCGATCTGGAAGCCATCGAGGGGGCGACGGGGCTCAACATCCTTAGCTATTCGGAGCACGACGAAATCCCGATCGCCATGGTGATCGGGCTGGCGTGGGTGACGATGCGCAAAACGCAACCGGATCTCACCATCGAGGACGTGCGGACCATGGATCTCGGCGACCTCGATCTAGACACGCTGGCGGCGTCGGTGGGAAAAGCGAAGGGGGCGCCCCGTCGACGCTCCGGTTCCGGGTCGGGCTCGCGCGTCAATGGGGCTGTGCACCACGGGCGCTCCACGACGCCACGACCGAAGAAGTAATCGAAATGGTGCGGGTGCTGCAGCGTGAGCAACGGGGGCGGCGATGATAACGATTAGCTACTGGTGGGTGATCGGGCTCGGCGTGCTGGCGGTGCTCGGGGTGATCGCCATTTTGCGGGGGCGTGTCTAAGTGGCGCAATCGCTCACTATCGCCATTCTGTCGGACGTGTCGAAAGCCGTTCAGGGCATCGATTC